TTATAAGAATCTTCCATAAGGTGAAGTGTTAACACCTTTGGCATTTAGTTTACCGGCTTTCATCCAACGACGCTCACCTGATGAAGCAGAAAGCCATGAGATCCATACGAATCCTTCACGTCTTACATATCCGTCATAATGTACGGACATACCAGAAGCGTAGATAAATCCAGTATCCACACCTTTCTCAGTAGGTGCCTTGCGAATCTTAAGATTGCAGTTTGGGTAGAAAGTAGCGTTTTCCTTTACAAAGTCAGAAGGAATTCTATTCAGCACTGTAGGAGTGCTGGACGCAGTCCCTCCGGGAATATGCGGATCTGAGTCGATACCGACATCATTTGTCCAGCCAGTACCATTATTCAACAAATAAGGATGTTCGGCACCAGCAATAACTCTTGTGATTGTTCCGCTCCAGTCACCTGTATATTTTTTACCGCCTTGCGACTGTGTCCAAAGTGTGTTTGTGCATACTTTGGTACCGACTCCATATTTACAAGTTGGCTTCGGTGAAGCAGACGGAGTCTGCACATTCGCACTGGATCCATCCAATTTAGCGTTAACCTCTTTAGCCAACTGTGGCATACGAGCCTCAAGCCAGGCACCAGGGCAGGCCGTAGCTGCATACATCTTATGCATTGTAAGGGATCCTGCACTTGTTCCTGTGTAATTCAATCTAAAGCCATAGCGTTTACAGATATCTACGCAAAGGTTTACTAATGCATTCCATGTAGCTGGAGTCATTTCTCCTGTCGCGTTATTAATATTTCCGCACTCGATTGTAATAGCCTGAGAGTCGTTCCACCATGATGAACTTGTCCATGCTGCATTCTCTTCGTCAACGGAACAGGCAATGTCTCCATCGATACCAATACAGTAGTTGGATGATGCCTGGCGTTGATTTCTGGCAAAGTAGTCAGCGCATTGTCTTCCACTCCATGCAGCAGCCATATAGTGTGGTGTAATTTTACAGATTTTGTTTCCAAAACGGCCGGTATAGTGCTGCGTAGTTCGGTTGCAGTAAGTAGCTAATCTTGAATAGGACATACTAGATCAACTCCTTCTTCTAAGCCATTGGAAAGTTCTTCTTGAGTTTCTTTCGGTAAATCTTCAAATTTGATTTCATTTTCTTCCATGATTCTGTCCTCCTAATTCTTCTCGACTAAAAAGTCCTGGATTTCCTTTCGTGTAGCCTTTAGGCTTTCCTTATCATCCTCCGATAGCATCCCATCAAGAATGGCCATGTTCGCTTTTAACATCAGATCGCCTCGCTTCTTGTCCTCTTCCAACCGATCATCATGATCTGATAGAATGCGAGTATGCTCCTCTAATTTGCGATTGATACCTTCCTGATTCAGCGTTATCTTTTCAAGTGAATTCAATCGTTCGTTATCCTTATGTAATAACTCATCGTGTCTTTGAACTTTAGCTTTCAAATCATCACTAGGCTTTTTTAGCTCTTTGATAATCTTTACAGTTGCCCAGACAAGACCGATAAAAGTAAGACACCAGACAATCTGTTCACTAGTAATTACAAAGTTCATTACCAGCGCCTCACTAATTTTCTTTCGTTTTTTCGTCTTCAGTATAAGGCGTCTCTACTTCAGGTAATCCAGCTAAGGATGTAAGAATAGATAAGATACCGGCTAAGATTGTACTAGACACGGCCACTTTGATATCTACCTGTTCCAACAACTGAGATGTTCCAATCATAGCAATTAAAGTTTGACACATAGTTTTCAAGCAACGTGTCAATGCAGCATTCCACCAGTCTGCAGATTTTAAATATTTCATGTTTCTTTCCTCCTCTTCACAAGAAAAAAGAGCCTAACAGTGTAGGCTCCTGACTTATTCAGTCACTAAATCTTCACAGCCACTATCGATCAACAATTCTTTAACTTTGTCTTTCAATAGTCTAGGTACATCTTTGTATTTCTTTTTACCTAGCATGATCTGTTGCGCCCATAACATAGCCATCATGTCCCTGCCTCCTTTCCCTGAGAATAAATAAATGAGACTCGCTATCATTGATATACCAGCTCACTCATTTCCAGAACACACTGTGTCAGCATGTCATTCTGGTCCTTTAGATCCTGGATCTGTTCCTCCAGTGTCTTTGGTTTTGGATCTTCAGTAACTTTCGGCACATAGTCTAAATATTTTTCTGGATGAGCCTTTAGATCTTCTAGATCCAGGTTTTCTTTCTTTTCACAGAACTCCGCATAATCATAGTAATAAACCGTATGCTTTACATTCTCTTCGTTGACAGACTCAGGATAGTTGATTTCTACTTCTTCCTTTACTACTTCATTTAAGTAAATGTAAACATAGATATTGTCATCAAATTCCTTGAGTTCTAAGTTCGGTTTCTGCTCGTAAAATCTTATATTCATTTGAAACAACCTTTCTAGCTTTTCTGAACAAAGCATATAAACTGTTACCCTGCATAAATGATAAAGAGTCTGAATGTTCCAGAATCCCTTTGAAGCTTAGAAGTCGTTTTGCCAGCTTAAAACTCTTTGGTTTTCTCTTAAATCGAAAGCAGGCTCTTTTTATCTTTTTGAAAGTACCTCTTCTCACTGTGATATGGTCTCGATAAATGCGATATCCCATCATATCGATAAAAGAGTCCTCTGCGATCTTAAAGCATCTCCAGGAGTCCTTTACGGCAAGTCCCATTTCCCTAAGCGCTTGAATGATCACCTGTGCAGCTAGCATTAGATTTCTTGAATTGGATCCAAGAATAAGAATGTCATCCATATAAAAAAGGGCATGCAACACTAGCATTACCCTTTTAATGGTTCCATCTTTTTTATGTCTTTCTCTGTACAAGCGTTCCTTGATCATATGATATAGATCAGATAGATACAGATTGCCTAGATACTGTGATAAATAACTTCCTATGCTTAGCCCTTTTTTGAATGTATTTATCAGGGTCTCAACAAGCCATAATAAAGGCTCATTTTTAACATGTTTTCTAAGCCAGGCCATCAGTTTTTCACGTGGTATAGACTCATAGTATTTACGGATATCAAATTTACAGGCGTACTGAACTTCATATTTTCCGTTTACTTTCTTTCTGAGCCATCTTTGAATAGCATATGCACCGTACAATTGCCCTCGTTTAGGTATACTTGCACATTGATAGGTTCCAATTCTTTTGATCAATTCTTTCAGGCCTTCTACTGCAATATAGTCGTACATTTGTTGCTTGATATCCTGTATTCCTATGGTTCTCATCTTCTGTGATCCTGAGTCATACTTATTCTTGTACCATATTGGTAACAGTTCTAAATTTCTATTTAGCAATTCATTTTGTAAAGCAAGACTGATATTTTCAATATTTCCATACTGTTCAAAAATACGTTTTATATCGTATCTGTCTTTACTTTTGCCTTTAAGGCATTTACATACTGATTTTTGAATTAAATCAATATTTGTAATATCAACGTCCTTACACAATCGTTTCATAATACACCTCCGATTGCTGTATAAATAGGTTTTCTGCTTTATGCCTACTAGCCTATGTTTCTTTAATACAAATTTTACGTCACGAAATCCTCGTCAACGTTAGCCTTTAAAAAGGGCTCCTTCTAGAGGAGCGAAACATGGTTTAGTGTTTAAATATTTGTTTTATGCAATATGCCGCGAGATAGTTCCACCTGGTATTCGAAAGGCCGTTCCTGCAATTCAGGTAAGAGAGACCAGCATTACCGCTATTCCTGAGATTACCGCCCATGGGAACCACCTACCATGAGTCCTATATAATTATTTACTGTGTGATTACAATTCTTTGGCTAAGGGGGCAAGCCCCCTTAGAATCCCCCGATTGAAACAAAATCAATCGGCCGCGAGAAAGAACCACCCGGTAGAAGAAAGGCCGAACCCGCAATGCAGGAAAGAGAGACCAGCAAAACCGCAATTCCAGAGATTACCGCCCATAAGGTATTCTCTGGATCCACTTGTTTGAGATCCTCCAGCCCAGCACATATCGCCAATTCCCTGTGCTTCTCCTGATCCCTTTGCAGAAGGGTACCATACACCTTCTGAGTGAGCTACATCGCCAATCCAGAAGTCAGCTCCGTTCTTGTCAGGATTTGGAATTGTTCCTACTTTCTTGTAAGTATTCTTTATTTTTGTCTCGTCTGCTGTATGATCCGTTCCTCTTGGTGCATAGTAAACATCCTTAGAACTGTCTGCATTGAAGAACATTACTGTATCACTGGCTACCTGATAACCACCTACGTGATATTCGATTCCCTGGATACGATATGGGTGGGCAAAGTCTGTATTTGATACAGGTGAGCCATCGTGATGACCTATTACGGCATCTGTAGTACCTGCTCTGTAGTGCATACTCGTTAAATACACTGAATTTCCACTTACGGGAGCTGTTGCGAAGGCCTCACAGTCTAAGTAGACACCGTAAGTTGTGTCATTTATTTTTTCTACCTTTGTTACAAGTACATCATCTGCGTATGCATGCAACGTGCTTACACTTCTATCTAGATTCGATGCCGCTGCATAACCAACAGATACATAGGATCCAACTTTCACTTTATCTTTGTCTGCTACACTAACAGGAAAGTATTTATGTTTATCTGCAGATTCTACGGATGCCTTTAATTGAACACTGTAGTTTGTGCATCCGCCGAACACTTTCTGCACATTCTTTTGTGCATGCTTGATAGCCAAGAAAATCTGTGCAAAGGTCATACGGTTTGACCCAGCGCCCCAGTATCCTTTTCCCTTTTTCTGATAATTCGTAATCATATTTGAATAAGACTGGTCTCTTGCCGGCTTCAGGCCTGGCTGAGATCTCAACAGTCCATCAGAGGCAATTCCACTAAAGAAACGTGACTGTACAAAGTAAGGCATCACCGTTCCATCTGCACGCTTTGCCATGCACCATGGTTGTAATCCTAAAGCGTGGTTTGGTGAGTCTGAAATCAATAACTCTGTATAAGCCTCCGTTTCGATCTCTTTGTAATAGAAAGTCATCTGTAGGGATCCACAGTCAACGGATCCAGTCTCCTGATAAGCTCCATCACCTAACATCGCCGTAGGATAGGCAAAGCCGTCATCGTATCTTTTATAGTTGCATTCATACCATTGGAATAGTGGAATGTCTGCATAGTCGTCTTTACCCTCAACAGTATCTGTACTAGGCTGGCAAACAAGTCCAGTGTTATCTCTAGTCTTTTCACAGGCACTGGTTGGATTTGAAGCAAACTTCCAGATTTTCGTTCCATAGACCTTTCCTGTTCTCATAGACGAGAAAAGTTTGTCAAAGTACTCTGCAGAATACTTTTCATAACCTGGAATCACTGCTTCTAGGGCACTGGCTACACGTTGAAGCGTGGCCTCTGTGGCAATTCTTTTATTCATTTCTGACATAGGTATCCTCCTTCATCAACATAAAGGCCTAAATTATTAAATGCCTCTAACTTCTGATATATATCTTCTTTGTTTTTAAAATCTTCAAGCGACTTTGCAGCTGCAGTCTCACTAGCCTTGGCCTTGGCAGCGGATGCAGCTGAGGCATCTGCACTATTCTTAGAACTAGTCGCGCTAGTAGCTGAAGCTCCGGCAGAGTTGCTTGCATTCTTAGCTGAGTTAGAAGCGGCAGTTGCCGAATTCGCTGCGTTAGTGGCTGAAGTACTTGCTCCTTTTGCAGAACTACTAGCAGAAGAAGCTGATGATGATGCCGCACTTGCACTAGCTTTAGCCTGATCAGCTGATGTTTTAGCAGCTTTCTCACTGTTAGCAGATGCCGTTACCGCTTCATTTATCTTTAACAAAAGCTTTGTGATAGTCTCATCTGTTTGTTCGTCTACATGAGTTTCATCAGGTTCAATTCCTTCTGGAACTGTATGCGTTGAGCGTACTGTATTCCAGTCTGTCTTTTTAAAGCCACTTACATCATTTTTGGAACGCGCACAGACTAGAAAATTGACATCACCGGCATACAGGAACACCTTTGAGGACGGTTTCCAATCAAAGTAACAATAGCCATCCTGCACTTTTTTATTGAGTGCAACATCGTATCCCTTTTCCTGATTCGCATTTAAATAGTTGATCTGGATTTCCTGTTCGCTTAGCTTAATAGCGTCCGTGATATTGTCAACAAATTTAAAATGAATCAACCTGGAATCTTGATCGCCGCTGACACCTAGAAAAAAGTTTTCATTTGGAAATTTCAACTTACGTGTATCTGGATCTACCGTTACAAAACCTTCGTCTTCATTTTCAAGAGCCTGTGCGCTAAGATTTTCATTTAGAGTTAACTCCAT